TCCCTTGCAGATCAATTGTCATCGTTGCCTTCCTCTTCCACTTGCTTCATAAACTCTTCAAATGCCGCAAGAACTTCCTGGGGCGTTTTGTATGTGTTGCTGTTTTCAGCGATGCGTTCGGCCATTTTCCAGTCGTTTGGATCAATAGCCATTAACTTAGTTCCATACTGCTTCGGACTGAAGCGCTCATTGATCGTGCGATTTCTACCTGGGTTTTTAACCTTTGCACATTAGCGCGGGCTGCTTTGACCTGGGCTTCCACGGTAGCGATCATAAAGTGCTGCTCGGCGTTTTCTATAATCGCCATGTCCTCGCGCTCGCCGACCGTGTAATTCTTTCCCGTTGGGGATGACTTGCTGGCCAAAGAAATGCGGCTGCGTGCCATTGCCACTTCATATTCAGCGGTCTGTTGATGGAAGGCTTGCTCGGCTTGCACCAGGCTTTCATGCCCTTCATCGACTTCTTTTGATAAAGCGTAAAGCCGCGCTTCAATCTGCTGTGGAGTCACCACTTGGTTCATCGACTGCCTCCTCCTCTTGTACGGGTTCTTGTACCAGTTTTAATCCAGCGTTCTTTTGTCGCTCTTCCATTTCGATCACTTTCTTAGCATCGTTTGTCAGGTTAAACGGATCAGGAACCAACTGGAAGCCAGCCTTATCCATGGCCTCTGCCAATACTTCGGCAAATATTCCGTCTAACTCAGCGGCTACCGCCCTGATCCCCAACTTGTTCATGTGAACGGATACTACAAAGCCAGCGCTCGGCTGAAACTTCTTAGATTTGTCGCTCATAACATCATTCCTTCCTCGACCGCCCGCCAAACGATGCAGTCATTGTCGTGTTGGTTTTTACGCGTTGTTCCCGTATCCATAATGAATCCGTCTTTGACCAGGCTGATCCGAGTTGGCCGCACCGTGTTGCCTTCGATGTGCAGGGTTTTCTCGATCTCTTGGTCGGTGGCCCCGCGCAAGCCCTGGCCCAAGATGTATTCATAAACCTTGCGGCGTAATGAACCAGTCTTGGGCAGGACCTTTTGCGCGGCTGCGATCGAGGTGCGTTGTGCGTTGCGTGCACTAACGACCTTGTTTTCCATTAGGCACTTAACTCCGCAACGCGAGCATTGATTACATCCTTCAGAGTTGTTCCGTTGATCGGCGCATCAATAATCTCTGCGCTGCCTGTCCACAACTCTCGCAACTTATCTTTGTCGCTCATGGATGCCACCGTCTGAATGGCTGCTTCCGCAAGTTTCAATTGATCATCAGTCCACGACAGTTTCTTGACTGCCGTTTTGCGTGGTTCGGCTTTGTAGCGCTCGACCTTTTGCATCTCTTCCTGCGATGGGCGCTTGCCAACTGGTGCGCCAAGGCAAAGGACCGAGTTACTTAAACAACGGCCAATGCTGGAAGTTTCGCAGTTCTCAAGGGCCGAGGTTTTATTCACAAAGCCCGCGCCAACAATCTCCTCGGCAAAACCTGTGGAGTGCGGTGTTGGGTCTTTGGGATCGAGATACAAGAACGACTTGCAGATGAAGCGGCGCTCATCCTGGTAGACCAGGTCTGTAAGCAATCGAGCGGATGGGTATTTTTCGTATAGTCGGCGCAGACGCGACTCGACCGTTTCGTAATCCTCAAGGCTGTATTTCTCTGCCATGGGGCCTTCCTTTCAGTTTGGGGGCTTTCGCCCTGGTGAACATAGGTTGGCACAGCAGCCCAGGAATTGGAAGGACCCCAGGTCGGGCGCGCCGCATTCATTACAGGCGTGATTACAGGCATAATTTCAGCAAGGAGGTCTCCCATGGCTTATTCACAAATCTCGATCCGACTAGGTGGCCTTGCCGTGGAATTGGGAACCGATGCCCAATATCCCGACATGGTTTCTGATCTAACTAACCGTTGCCTTTCCACCTTTAAAGATGCAATGGATAAAGCAAAAGATAATGGCGTGGACATTGCCAACATGAGGTTGATCACCAGCGATTATGGTGATGACTATGAGGATGATGAATAATGTGCAAAGAATGCGGACATTGTTCTAGAGAACATTCCTACTCTGTTGATGACGCTGTGGACACAACCGAAGCGTTAATCTAGCCAAACTTTGTAAGCGGCGGTAACTCGGCCCTTTACTGGATCAATAAAGTGAAGGCGCTGCGATGGAGTTGCGCTTGCCGCAAGCATCACACCTGCATACCGATTGTCTGACTCCGTTGAGCCTGTTTGATAAACCGCTCCAAGTCCGTTGGCCATCGACCATTCCGCGTGCGTGTGATAGTGGCCAATATAAACATCTCTGAACTCCCAAGGGTAAGAACCCGAGCGCCATTTGTTTGCGTGTTGAACAATCGCGCCAGGGGAAGCAAAACCATTGCGGCCAACCTCATCGCCGTGGATCAAGAGCGCTCGATAGTTCCCGATCTCGATGCGTTGAATATCCTCGGGGCAGTCCTGCCACACCAGGCGTTTCTCGCCTTGCAGTAATTGGTGGGCCAACTCGTAGCACATTCGGTCGAAGTTATCCGATCGTGGAACATTGTCGCGTTTCGATCCGATGCGGCCGTGATTACCCCACTCAGGAACAACGGTGACCCTTTCATAATTAGCCAGGGCAAATCTGACCACATCCACGCAAAGCCGTGAAACATTTACATATTGCTCAAACAAGGTGCTGTCGATCTCAAATGCCTGGCTTGGAAAGTTAAACAAGCCTTCAACCATGTCACCGCCAAAAGCAATTGTGACTTCTTTTACAGGGTGATCAGCGCGTTGAATGTCGGTAATTCTCACTGCTTTCTCGGCAAATTCCATCACGCGTTTGCGCATAACCTGGGAGTTGTAACTTGCGGTGCGTTTAGCACCCTGCCAATCCGTCATGTGCCACAGGGCAACTTCTCCCTTGGCTTTGCGTTTATCTATAGCAACTGTTGGGACTGGTGTGATTTTGCCAAAGGTGAGCATTGCATCGTAGGCCGCCTGGCGTGTAGCAAATACCAGGTCCTCGTTGCGTTCTTTGGATTGTTTCAGTTGTTTCTGTAAGCGAAGCATCGCTTGGCGTAGTTCTTTTACATCGTTGGACTCAACGCCCTCAGGCATCTCTTCAAATTGATCTTTAAGACTCATCGAGAGCAATCCGTTTCCCTAGTTCCGAATAGCCCGCTTTGTCCTGCCAAGAGTCCTCGTGGGTTGGATTGATTGCACAACGGATCGTTTTCAGGAAGTCCATCATGAGTGCCACTTGATACGGTGGAATGTCGTCAATGTCTAAGATTGCGCCCCAGCCTCTGCCAACAGCCGTGAAGTTATCAACCGCCTCACCATACATTTTGCCGCGTTCTTTTAACAGCGCATCTATTCCTTCGGACATCTGCAAGTGCCGTTTCTATGAAGTCGGATCGTATCCGAACTGCACTTATGCCCATCTGCTCGCAAGGCTTGAACTACTAAGTTTGCAGGGTAGTTCTTTGCCCACGCATCGTCTAAAGCCTTCTGATCCTCTTTACTTAGATTGTTATACATTTCTTGGTACGCACAATATTTTGATCCGCGCCGAATAGATCGTTTCGACAGGATTTCGATGAATTTATCATTAAGCATAATGCCTCCTCGAGCCTAAAGGGTACCTTAACAGTTATGAAAGAGAAAGCACCCGACCTCGAGAGAAAGTCGGGTGCAATTCGCTGCGGTTACTTTGTTTTCTTTTTAGACTTCTTGGCGAGCGCTTTAATCTCAACATCGACTGCGTTGGCGATAAAGCCAAACGCGGGGTCTTTTGGATTAATTGCGCGGATCGCTGGGCCAGCAACTGCGGCCAATCCAGCAATTAGGATGGCTTTCAGATCGGTTTCTCCTGCGGAATAAACGGCGATGGCCGCAACCACAAAGGATCGTGCGTATGACTCGAGTGCTGCTTTTAACTTTGCGTTCATTATTTCTCCTTAGGGCGGGCTACCGCCATGATGGTTTTATAGTCGCGCTTCTTTAGGTAAAACCCGTCACCGTTTGATTGGCTGCCAGCCTTACCGCTTGATGTGTTGCCTTCATAAACTTGTAGGTATTTGAGGGTGGTGTTGTGCCATTTTACAATACCAACATGATCAGGTTGGGCATCCTCATCAAATTGAAAGAAAACCAAGTCGCCAGCCTGGGCCTGACCGAGCGGAACCAACTGGTTGTTCTTAGTCAAATATTTAAGCCAAGCATCGCAAGAGGCAAAGCCTTTCTTAGTATTTGCCACGGTGTTAATCAGACCTGCGTCTGCATACATTTTTGATGCGCTCATGGCACACCATGGTTGATTGTTTAACCCATACCATTTGCCAAACTCGGTGTCGTTATTTGTGCCTTCTGTGTAGCCAACTTTTGCCTTGCACAGTTCTAATACTTTAT